GTGAATAATGCTGTTCAAAACTGGGGTGGTATCCAAGCGGATATGAATGGTACCGGAGAATTTTTCAGACAGGATCAGGAACGATTTAGCCGTTTAAATGCTGCAAATGATTTAGCAGATAGTCAATTTGCTGCTACTGATCTTGATGAAAAAAATGGTTTAGATGTTCTAAATGCACACATGGAAGCAGGACTCATCAAGCAACAGGACTTCGAAAACCGGAAAACAGCTATCATTCAAGCTGCTCAGGACCAACGCAATCAGATCGCTGCCGAATATGCTCAGAATGCTCAGGATATTGAAGATAAGTATCACCAAGATCGATTGAATGCTCAAATTGCTCTTGGTGGCCAAATGATGGGTTCACTCACATCGATGTTTGGTTCAATGTTTGGCGAGCAATCAAAAGCATACAAGATCATGTTTGCTGCTGATAAAGCTTATGCCATTGCAGCTGCAGGTATTTCTATTCAGCAAAGTATTGCAAAGGCGGCTAGTGTTGGTTTTCCAGCAAATATCCCATTAATTGCAAGTGCTATTGCACAAGGTGCAAGCATCATTGCAAACATCCGGGCAATTAAAGATCAAGGCTTTGCTGACGGTGGTTACACTGGATCAGGTGGGAAATATCAGCCTGCTGGTATTGTCCATAAAGGAGAGGTGGTCTGGTCCCAAGAAGATATTAAACGCTGGGGCGGTGTTGGCTTAGTCGAGAAAATGCGTAAGAGTGCAAACCCTGAAGCTTTTCTCAATAACAATGCCTTGGCAGATAGTGTCATGCGCCGTGCAATGATGAGCTCTAGTGCCTTTATAGAAAGCCAAAAGCAGGCTGACATCTTTAATCAACCGGTTCAAGATACTCAGATTATCTATAAGGGTAATAGAGACACACCTAAATTAGCTTCTTCTGGAAATTTAGACTTATTCCATGATGGCAAGGTCTACTTCTCATCCAATGGTTTAGTTCAGGATCGTTCAAATCTGGATGATGTTCAGGACTTTACTTTAGGAAGTACTTCACGCCCTCAAGCTGAGATGATGCCTTCAATTGAGCCAGCTTCACCGACAATCAATTTCAAAATTGAAGTGATTAATCAGGTGAGTGGGGCGACAGTTGAAGCCGAACAACTGGACGAGCAAACAGTCCGGATCATTGTTAAAGATGAACTGGATAAGCAGCTTCCAAGAACGGTACCTAAGCTTGTAAGTGATCAAATCGCAAATCCAAACTCAACCATTAGTCGGTCTTTGACTGAGAATACGACAGCGAGAAGAAATCGTACTTAATAATTTGAACCCTTTTCGGAGGGTTCATTTTCATAATATTTAAATTTCAAGGTGATAGAGTCTGTTGGCATTAAAATTGATGGTTAAGACATGAAAAAAATAATTGTAATTTCTACAACACTTTTAGGCCTTACGGGATGTGCCATTCCTGCGGTAAATAATCTCGTAAGATCCACAAATATGTATCAGGATGATGTTTCGGGAAATACTGCAAATTTAAGGGTTTATAGAAGTAATATTCCCATGGTGCAGTTCTATATTACTTATCAAAATAATGAGGGTGAAAAAATTTCAAAAAACCTAATAACTAAGCAGATTTCAAATAATTTAACAAAGTATGGCTCTATGCATGAGCCCAAAAAATTAAATATGCCTAAACCCACAATCAGTTTAAATAATGGTGAAGAGTTTTTTGAGTTTAAAGTACCCGCAAATAAGAAGTTAACTTTCAGGCTTACTTCTGTTATTGGGTCAACTACTATGTATAGTTGTGATGTAAAAATGGACTATCAGTTGGAAAGAAATGGAAATTATGAATTGATCCGTTTAAAACAGATCAAAGATTTTGTGAATCCAGCTTTACTGACTGAACCATCTCAAGATGAAGCCTACTGCAAGTTTGTAGTAAAAGAGATTTTTGAAGATGGTAAAGAAACTATTATTAAATCGATTTCTTAATGTTAAATCGTTTTTGTAATTAATTTAAATATCTAAACCTTATTTCATCAAACCACCTTTCGGGGTGGTTTTTTATTACCTGAAGGAAAGTTATGTACAAGTTAAAGCTAAATCCTCAGACCAGCGGCTATGGCGTAACACCGGGTGATGATGTGAAACGTCAGCAGATGGATGGCGGTCGTGGTCGCTATTACATCGATGTGAAACGTAACAGCCACATTGTTGATGTGAACTGGAACTTAAGTAAAACCGATTTCAATAAAATGATGGCTTTCTGGCGGGTCTACCAGAACAAACCAGCCTCATTTTATGCGGATTTGGTGATTGATCAGGGAACACGTCAGCAATATCTATGCAATTTCATTCCAAACTCGTTCAAGACCAATGAAGTCAACGGCAACTTATATCGTGTGAACGCGCAGCTCGAAGTTGTTCAAAACCAGCCTAACCTGAATGCCGATATAGCATTAATTAAAGATTGGGAGGTCTAATGGATAACGAATATGCCAAGTTCTTTTTCAATCGGAAAGTTGATGTCTATCAACTGGAGTGTATTGAGCTATCACATCCTTCTTTTATGAATACTTATCGGGTAGTCCGTAATGATGACCGAGGTGTCTATGTACAACATAAGGAAGGATCCGGTCAGGTCTATTATGAGTTCTTGCCAGTCTCTATACAAAGATCCGGAATGCTTGGTGATCTGGACCAGACATTAACCGTTTCTATCTCTGGTCTAGGTGATGTGATGCCTGATGAGTTTGAACGGGTAATCGAAGGGCAATATCCAGATGTAAAGCCAACCGTAAATTACCGGATTTACAGTTCAGACAATCTGAACTCTCCAATGTTTTATTTACTTGGACTGCAACTCTCAAGTGTCGCCATGAACCATAAAGCTGTGACATTCAAGGCTGAATCACCACGATTAAATACCACTAAAACTGGGGACATTTTTGCACTGGATCGCTTTAGTGGTTTGAAGGGGGCTATATGAAAAGTCATGATCATTTGCTCGATAGGCAATATGACGAGGATCACTACAACTGTGTTCACTTTGTTCATGAAGCTGCAATGGACCTATATGGCATAGATCGGGCTGAAGCGCTTGAACTCTTTATGCAGCCTAAGGGCAAAATTACTTTTTTATCTTCACGGTTAAAACTTTTAAATCCGCTACCCATGCCCAAGGAAGGCTGCATAGTCGCCTTCCATCCGAGACAAAGAAATAAGCCCCCGCATGTGGGGCTTTTTCGTGGGCAAAAGATTCTTCACCTCATGGAAAGCGGAGTCACTTATTTGCCTGAAGAGGTTGTGATGGAAATGGGGTTTAATCGGGTCAGTTATTATGATTAAAGTTATTTATAAAAAAGACGCTTTGTCTGAAGAAAAGACAATTGAGCAGGCTCAAACCATTGGGCAATGGCTCACTTCAAAATATGAACATATGCCTGAGCATGTCCGTATCTTTCATACTACAAGCAATATGGATCATGCCGAAATTTCATTTGCGAATGAAGTCACACCAAAGAATGCATATGACTTAAAGCAGCTTGATTTCTTACCGGGCACTTTTATCGTAGTTGAGAACCCTAAATGGGTCGCGGCTATTGTTTCGATTGTGATTAGTATTGCGATCGCATTTTTAATGCCAACGCCATCAATAGCACAAACGACTCAAAATACTAACCAGTCTTCTTCAGCAAACAATGAACTTTCTAACCGGGAAAACAAGATCCGGGTGAATGGTCGTATTGCTGATAACTATGGAGCTGGGTGGAATACTCCCGACCTAATCGCAGTACCTTACAAGGTATATGAAAACAACGTTGAAGTTGAGCATGTAGTGGGCTGTATTGGGCGTGGACACTATAAAATCAATGGAGCTTATGACGGTGAAACCAATATTGTCGATATTGCTGGCGCATCGGTAGAAGTCTTTCGACCAGGTGTAGATATTGTTTCAGGTGAGCCATATTTCTCGCTTGGTACCGAAATTACCACGCCGCCACTAACGGTTCAGCATCAAACTTCTGTTAATGGCCAAGTTTTACGTCCTGCTGATACACAATCTTTAGAAGGTACGAACTACCTTCATTTTGCATATCCAAACGAGATTCTTCGGGCAACGGCAAACAACACAGATTTAACCACTAAGTTTGTAAGTAATGACCGCGTAGAAATCACCAATGCCTCATTCACGTTTAATGGCCAGACTTTTGATTTAAATGGTACTTATAGCGTTCTATCGGTAGCTGATGACCGTATGACGTTATCAAATCCGGCGGCCGTTAATGCTAACTGGTTAAAGCTTAAAGAGTTAAATAACCAACAAACTGCAGCTTTGTCACCAAAGATCAGTTCAATAGGTGAAAAATGGATTGGTCCATTCATTCTGGACAATGTTGAACGTAGCCGGGTGCTGTGTAATTTTGTGGCCACCAATGGACTTTATACCGTTTCTTCAGGTGGGTATCAGGCCGCTGTTAATGTCACGATTGAAGTTGAAGTAACACCGGTAAATGAATCTGGTGCAGCGATTGGTAATCCGATGCTGAAGCAGATCATTTTGAAAGGTTCGGCAAAGTCACGTCAGACCGTTGGTGCAACACTTGATATGGTCACGTTTCAGGGGCGTTGTAGTGTCCGTGCACGCCGTTTAACTCCGACTCCGACAGTCACAACAGTTGTTGATGAAGTAAAGTGGCAGGCGCTTTACGGTGCTTATCCTTTACAAAGCACAGTGTATGAACATGAAACGGTTTTTCGTGCGCGTACTTATGCAACCACTGGAGCTTTATCTGTTAAGTCCCGCAAGATCAATTTTGATCTTCAGCGAATGTTGCCGACTTATAAAAACGGGGCAATGACAACAGAGCTATATCCAACGTCTAGCTTTGCTGATGCTTTGGTATCTATGGCACTCGATGACAAGATTGGCCGCCGTTCGATCGATGAGATTGATCTTGAAAACATCTATCGGACCTATAATGATGTAGTTGATTATTTTGGTACGCCGCTAGCGGCTGAGTTCTGTACTACCATTGATGATACGAATCTATCTTTTGAAGAGCTGGTTACCAATCTTTGTGATGCGGTGTTTTGTACTGCATATCGGCAAAACAATAAGCTCAAGCTTTATTTTGAACGGCCAACTGATAACTCGGTAATGCTGTTTAACTTCAGGAATATCATTCCGGATAGTTACAAGCATGACCTGACCTTTGGCGTGATGGATGACTACGACGGACTGATCTATGAATACACGGATCCGACCGACGATAGCCGTATCAATATCTATTTACCGGATAAAGGAGCCAAAAACCCAAAAGAGGTGAAATCTGTTGGTGTACGAAACAAGTGGCAAGCGCATTTCAATGCATACCGGATTTGGAACAAGATGCGCTTCCAGCGCAAATCCATTACCTTTGATGCGGCACCAGAATCAGAATTACTGGTTTTACGTGACCGGATTGCTGTAGCGGATTATCGCAATGGTATTCATCAAAGCGGTGAGGTGGTACAGCAAGAAGGTTTAGTCCTCACCTTAAGCCATGATGTAGATTTCATTGCAGGCAAGAGCTATGTGATTTATCTGCAAATGGCGGATGGCACAGTGGACCTGATTCCTGTTACACCGGGTTCAGCCAAAAATAAGGTGGTTTTAGGGCGGTTGCCGAACGGGGCCTTAAAGCTAAGTCCTGATGATTTTGTAAATACCATCTATACAGTAGTTAATGATGATACTAAAGGTTCATTGCCTTATCTGGTTGCAAAAAGAGAACCGGTTGACCAGTTCTCTAATACTATTACAGCAATTAATTACGATGAGCGCTATTACCTCAACGATAAAGACTTTATTGACGTGCCGGTTGATGATTCTCCAATTTACATTCGATATGACCAGCTGGATATTAATCTGGCGCGTTTATATCAGATGCAAAGAGGGGATTTGCCAACGACTGGCGAAATCAGTTTTGTAGTTGAATCTGGTGCACTAGTTTCTAGTTCGAGTTCTTATCGACCGGAAACCAGATTTGTCTATAAATTCGACTACAACTCCAGTCCGCCGAAACAGGAATTTATTGCCCCTGCAGCGACTGAACTACCCGCCATTGATACTGGTGAGTTCCCACCTGATCTGGTGGTAAATCTGACTATTAAAGGTGCTGTTGTTGGGCGTGGTGGTGATGGCGGTTTACCTCATTTGGCATTTGGCGCATGGGAGTCCGATCCGGATTACAACTTTACTAAAACCCGACGTGATGGGTTTCAGGGAGCACCCGGTTTATTGAACCGGCACAGCAAACTAAACCTGATTATTGATGGCGGCACTCTAGCTCGAGGTGGATCTGGTGGTGGAGCAACACCAAGCGGTATTTACACTGGGTTGTCTTATGGTGTTCAAGGTATTCCGGGTGGAGCTGGTGCACCATTTGGACGGGTCATGACAGGCCAGCCAATTTCAAGCGACTCACAAGATTGGCGCTGGTATTTTGGAAGTTACTTCAATGTCTTAAAAATTACTGATGCCGAAGCTTCGGTACCCGGAAAAGGCTACCGAACCCAAAATGACCGTTATGGATCCCCATTATCAGGTGATGGCGGAAACTGGGGCGAACGTGGTACCAAGTCTACTAATGATGGAACATGGAACTGGAAATACCATGGCACAACTGAAGGTCAGCCGGGGCCAGGTGGACCTGCAATTGTGGGAGTTGCACCACTGACAACTCAATTGATTAATGGAGGGAAAATCTTACAAACCCTTTAAACCTTATAAGAACTTTGAGCACCCAATTCGGGTGCTTTTTTATTACCTAAATTTTCTGGAGAAATTAATGGAACCAGTTTCCACTAGCGGTTTTACAGCACTTTTAAAATTATATGGGATTGCAATCATGGTGACTTTAGCAGTCGGTTTGGTTGCAGCAGTTGTATTAATGACTCGTATGCCACGCTCACCACAAGAGTGGGCAGTTGGTTTGATCTGTACGGTTGTATCAAGTTTGGCTGGCGGCTCATTCATTATTGTGAAGTGGGGACTTCATGAATGGGTTACTGATGTATGGGGGATGATTGCTCTAGGTGGGTTCTTCTTTGTTTGTGGTTTACCCGGTTGGGCTTTAGTCCGTTGGATTTTTAATTTTATAGATAAACAGGAAGGTAAAACGATCGTTGAAGTGATCAAAGAGTTTAAGAAAGCCAGAAAAGACATTGAAAACAGCTAATGCCGCCTTCGGGCGGTTTTTTACATCTGAAGGAAACCGAAATGAACATTGAACAATATCTGGACGAGTTAATTAAGCGTGAGGGCGGGTACGTAAACAACCCAGCAGATCGAGGCGGTGAAACAAAGTACGGTATTACTGAAGCAGTAGCACGTACTAACGGCTTTAAGGGCAACATGAAAGATTTACCGCTTGATGTGGCCAAAGCCATTTATAAAAAGCAGTATTGGACAGATCCGCGATTTGATCAAGTGAATGTAATTAGCTCGTTAGTTGCTGAAGAGCTTTTAGATACTGGGGTAAATTGCGGTACCGGATTTGCAAAACCACTCTTACAGCGTGCTTTAAATTTGCTGAATAACCAAGGTAAAGCAGGTTGGCCAGATTTAACAGTTGACGGAATTTATGGTCCAGCAACTCTTAATGCACTCAAAACTTATCTGGCCAAGCGTGGAAAAGACGGCGAAAAAGTCCTGGTGCGTGTTCTTAATATCATGCAAGGGCAACGTTACATTGAAATCTGTGAACGCAATCCTAGCCAGGAACAGTTTTTCTATGGTTGGATCGCCAATCGAGTTGTTATATGAAAGTCTTTCATTGCAGACGATCAAAGATAGCTTTAACAATTACATTGCTGTGCATTCTATTTTCAGGATGCACAGCTCATACGATCAATAGCAATGTCAATGTCTCAATTTGCGCTAGAGCATTATAAAAAAAAGCCCTGAATGATCAGGGCTATTTAATAAACTTCAATTCACATACTTCTACAAAGCTCGAGTAGTCTTATGTTTGTTATTGTATAGCTTGATAATCCTCTATCTTTCATCCTAGGGTTGTGCACATACTTCTATCCTTAAATTGTGTAATGAAATTTCTTCTGTTGTAGTTGAGAAGCTTTTCAATCTGTTAAAAGAATCCAAAAAGCATCAAATGAATAAAGAAACTACTTATTTAACTTGAATCATCATTTTCTGTTTACTAATAAATGAAAGTGCTTGGATGTATAGGGATTGTTTTTTTAATGTTATGTTATAATATAACCTTTTCTTAAAAAAGGGGGGGATTATGAAACCTTTGGCAGCTTTACCGTTAATTTTTATAGCAATTCAGCAAGTGCAAGCTGAGGAGAGAATTGCAATTTTAAAGCCTCTTGTTTTTAAGGCAAATGCATTAAAGGAAAAAAATTATGTGGTGGACAAAGAAAAAGTAGAAAGTTCCAATACAATAGGTGATGCTCTTAAAAATATAACAGGTATACAAAGTACTTCATTTGGACCCAATGCAGGTGCACCAGTTATACGTAGTTTGAGTGGAAATCGGGTTGGAGTAATTGAAAATGGAGAATTTATTAATGGAATGAATGCATTTAGTGGAAATATTAATATACCATTCGATCCAATTTTTATAGAAAAAGTGATAGTGAACAAAAATACAGATAATATTCGTTATGGCGGAAATGCAATAGGCGGGAGTGTTCAAATAGAATCGGGTTTAATTCCTAAAAAAATTGAAGAAAAGCCAAACAAATTAGATATTGTCTTTCGGAAAGGATTTAATGATTTTGATGTAAAGGGGTTCAATTTTAACATCAATGATCAAAAAAACTGGTCTACAAATATAAGATATTCAGAATATGAAATTTCTTCTTATAAAATTCCAGGAAATAGTAAAGCCAAATTATGTGAAGACCAGATTTTTTCAAATTCAGGTGGGATCAATAGTGCATTAGCAGCTTCCTGTCAAAAAGATAGTAGAGTCCAACATATTTATAACAAGTCGTCACAACCATACATAGATAAATTTATGACTGAGAATCCTGATTGGGCAGATGGCGATTTTTCTTTTTATACAGATAAGCCCACATCTATATGGGGAGGAAAAACATATATAAATCCAAAAAATCCAGAGTACATACCTAATACTCCGCAAAATACAATAAAAAAGATCAATACGGATGTTACACCAAATTATTTTAAAAAATTAGGTAACAGTTATGCTCAGAATGAGAATATTGGGTTTGGAACAACATACTTTTTTGATAAAGGTTTCATTGGATTGAGTGCAGATAAGAAAAAAAGTGAATATGGTGTACCAGGATTTTCATTACAAAATCAATCTTTTGCTGATTCTTATGAAACATTACCGGTTGGTGTGAAAATAGATCAAAATCGTTTTGTATTAAATTCCAATTTTATCCAACCAATTTCCTCTGCAGAAGAGATAAGTTTGAATTTTCAACAGCTTTCTAATAAATCTGGAGAATATGTTGGTACTGCAAAAGCTAATGAGTATAAAATTGATAATCAATTAATTGAATTAATAATGAAACAGTCATCCTTTAAGGGATTAGATGGGATACTTGGTTTTAGCCTTAAAAATAGGAATATCGAAGGAAGTGGTACTCAGCGCTATTTACCTAATGTAAGTACTATTAGTAAAGCTATATTCTTACAAGAAGAATTAAATATCAAACAATTTACTTTAAATACGGGCTATCGTTTTGAAAGAATTGAACATGAGCTTCAAGATAATGATTTTAAACTAGCAAGAAATGCTAGTAATTCAAGAATAGAAAATAGAAAATATAATTTAAACCAATATTTTATCGGAGGAGAATATAAGGTTAATAATTTTATAAATTTAAAAGTTGATTATGGTATTTCAGAAAGAGCACCTGAAGTGAATGAGCTCTATTCAAGTAATGTTCACTATTCTGTTATGGCACAAGAAGAAGGCGACCAGAATCTCAAACCAGAAAAATCTAAAAGTTTAGAGTTAGGTATGTTTTTGAATTGGAATAATTGGGTCATGCAACTTGTTGGGTATCAAATGGATTTTGAAAATTATATGTATTTATCTCATTCAGGTGTTGCTGTGCAAAATCGATTACCTTTAAAATACTGGAAACAGACAGACACTGACGTCAAAGGGTTTGAAATTGATTTAATTTATGATTTTAATCTAGCTCATATTGGGAATATTAAACTAGGTGGTTTAGCTGATTTTGTTAAAAATAAGGCTGTTAATCCTACAGATATAAGGTTAGCTAATGATGGAGTTTACCTACCAAATATGCCTACTAATCGTTATGGCATGTTTCTTGAGTGGAGAAATGATTCTTGGAAAGGTAAAATTTCAAGTATTTACTACGATGAGCCAAGATATCTAGGTAAGAATGTAATACAGGAAGTTCCTTTATCTGGTTACAACTTACTTGAATTTAAGATAGATAAAAAATTAAAGATTAAAAATGCTTCATTTGATATATTTTTAAATGGTACAAATCTGCTGAACGAAGAGGCTAGACCACAAAACTCTCCTCTAAAATATATTGCCCCTCTACCAGGGCGAGCATTTCAACTGGGGATAACTATGCATATTTAGGTTGCTAAAGATATAAAGTTAGTTCTTATCTCCTGTCTTCAAATTTAGTAATAAAAATATAGTCTTAAGGTATGGTATCTAATCTTAGCATTTTTTATATTTAATGGTTTTTAAAAATGGCACTTAATGTTTTTAAATTCAAAAAAATATGCAAGGATGTTACACTATTAAATTTTAATTTGCTTTTATCTATCTGGCTAGGTTTATTTCTGAATATAGGTTTTTTTAAAAAAATCCATCAACTTACACCTTATAATGGTATTAAGTCAGTTCTTTTCTTAGGGGCGACATTAGTTATTTTAATAGCGGCATATAATTTAATTTTTCAATTAATAAATTGGAAATGGACTGCCAAAATCTTTGCAATTTTATTGATATTTATTGGTGGCTTTAGCTCTTATTTTGTAAACACATTGGGTGTCATTATTTCACCCGACCAAATTCAAAATATGGTGCAGACCGATGTTTCGGAATTTACCGATCTAATCTCTTTACGCTTTGTTTTATGGACAGTTTTTTTTGTTATTTTGCCCATTTTTTTAATTACTCAAGTTAAATTTAAACAAGAAAAAGCATCACGGTTGTTATTGAAGAAAGTATTCTCACTGGTAGCTTCATTTGCAGTGGTCGGTGTTTTACTTTTTACTTACTATGTCGATTTCGCTGCAATATTTCGTGAGCATCGTGATTTAAAAGGGATGATTTCACCGCAAAATAGTATTTCATCGCTTATGTCTTACTATCATAAGAAGGCTCCGAAGAAAAATCTGCCTCTTGTGATATATGGACAAGATGCTCATCAAGTTCAGCAAGTACAAAAGAACCTCCCTAAGTTAATGATACTTGTTGTAGGTGAAACGGCACGTGCCGAAAGTTTCTCTCTAAATGGGTATGCAAAAAATACGAATCCGGAGCTTTCTAAACAAGATATTTTCAACTTTTCGCAAGTGAGCTCATGCGGTACGGCGACAGCTGTTTCTGTGCCATGTATGTTCTCGGGTATGCCACGTGTAGATTATGATGAGCAATTAGCTAGTCACCGCGAAGGTTTATTAGATATTGCAAAACGTGCGGGTTACCAAGTGACTTGGATTGATAATAACTCGGGTTGTAAAGGTGCATGTGATCGCGTTGATTACGTCCTGCTGATACACAGTCTTTAGAAGGTACGAACTACCTTCATTTTGCATATCCAAACGAGATCCTTCGGGCATCTGCAAACAATACGGATTTAACCACTAAGTTTGTAAGTAATGACCGCGTAGAAATCACCAATGCCTCATTCACGTTTAACGGCCAGACTTATGATTTAAACGGCACTTACAGCGTTCTATCGGTAGCAGATGATCGAATGACGTTATCAAATCCGGCGGCCGTTAATGCTAACTGGTTAAAGCTTAAAGAGTTAAATAACCAACAAACTGCAGCTTTGTCACCAAAGATCAGTTCAATAGGTGAAAAATGGATTGGTCCATTCATTCTGGACAATGTTGAACGTAGCCGGGTGCTGTGTAATTTTGTGGCCACAAATGGACTTTATACCGTTTCTTCAGGTGGGAATCAGGCCGCTGTTAACGTCACGATTGAAGTTGAAGTAACACCGGTAAATGAATCTGGTGCAGCGATTGGTAATCCGATGCTGAAGCAGATCATTTTGAAAGGTTCGGCAAAGTCGCGTCAAACCGTTGGCGCAACGCTGGATATGGTGACATTTCAAGGTCGCTGTAGTGTCCGTGCACGTCGTTTAACACCAACACCGGCGGTTACAACGGTAGTAGATGAAGTAAAGTGGCAGGCGCTTTATGGTGCTTATCCTTTGCAAAGCACAGTGTATGAACATGAAACGGTTTTTCGTGCGCGCACTTATGCAACCACTGGAGCTTTATCTGTTAAGTCCCGCAAGATCAATTTTGATCTTCAGCGGATGTTACCGACTTTTAAAAACGGCGCAATGACGACAGAGCTATTTCCAACATCAAGCTTTGCTGATGCATTGGTTTCAATGGCACTGGATGACAAGATAGGCCGCCGTACGATCGACGAAATAGATCTGGAAAATATCTATCGGACTTATAACGATGTAGTTGATTATTTTGGTACACCACTTGCGGCTGAGTTCTGTACTACGATTGATGATACAAACCTGTCTTTTGAAGAGCTGGTCACCAATCTTTGTGATGCCGTGTTTTGTACTGCATATCGTCAAAATAATAAGCTCAAGCTTTATTTTGAACGTCCAACTGATAACTCGGTAATGCTATTTAACTTCAGGAATATTATTCCTGATAGTTACAAGCATGATCTTACCTTTGGCGTGATGGATGACTACGATGGACTGATCTATGAATACACGGATCCGGCCGACGATAGTCGTATCAATATCTATCTACCGGATAAAGGGGCCAAGAACCCCAAAGAGGTGAAATCTGTAGGTGTGCGTAACAAGTGGCAAGCTCATTTTAATGCGTACCGGCTTTGGAACAAGCTTCGCTTCCAGCGCAAATCCATTACCTTTGATGCGGCACCTGAGTCAGAATTACTGGTTTTACGTGACCGGATCGCTGTAGCTGATTATCGCAATGGTATTCATCAAAGCGGTGAGGTGGTACAGCAAGAAGGTTTAATTCTCACCCTAAGCCATGATGTCGATTTCATTGCAGGCAAGAGTTATGTGATTTATTTGCAAATGGGGGATGGTACCGTGGACCTGATTCCCGTTACGCCGGGTTCAGCCAAGAACAAAGTAGTTTTAGGGCGTTTACCGAACGGGGCCTTAAAGCTTAGTCCCGATGACTTTGTGAATACTATCTACACCGTAGTTAATGACGATACCAAAGGCTCACTGCCTTATCTGGTTGCAAAAAGAGAACCGGCTGACCAGTTCTCTAATACCATTACTGCAATTAATTACGATGAACGTTATTACCTCAATGACAAGGACTTTATTGATGTGCCGGTTGATGATTCACCGATTTACATTCGATATGACCAGCTGGATATTAATCTGGCACGTTTATATCAGATGCAAAGAGGGGATTTGCCAACGACTGGAGAAATCAGTTTTGTAGTTGAAGCAGGTGCACTAGTTTCAAGTTCAAGTTCTTATCGACCGGAAACCAGATTTGTCTATAAATTCGACTATAACTCTAGTCCTGCAAAACGAGAGTATATCGTTCCAGCTGCATCAGAATTACCTGCTATTGATACTGGTGAGTTCCCACCTGATCTCGTGGTAAATTTGACTATTAAAGGTGCTGTTGTTGGACGTGGTGGAGATGGCGGGTTGCCACATTTGGCATTTGGTGCATGGTCTACCGATCCGGATTATAACTTTACTAAAACCCGCCGTGACGGTTTTCAGGGAGCACCCGGTTTATTAAACCGGCACAGTAAACTAAACCTGATTATTGATGGTGGAACTCTGGCTCGAGGCGGCTCAGGTGGTGGAGCAACACCAAGCGGTATTTATACAGGATTATCGTATGGAGTTCAGGGTATTCCCGGTGGAGCTGGAGCACCTTTTGGTCGGGTTATGACCGGACAACCTATTACTAACGATTCACAAGACTGGCGTTGGTACTTAAATGGTGACTTTATGGTTGTCAAAGTAACCGATGCCGAAGCTTCGGTACCCGGTAAAGGTTACCGAACCCAAAATGATCGATATGGATCTCCATTGTCTGGTGATGGTGGAGGTTGGGGCCAGCGCGGTACCAAGTCCACCAATGATGGAACATGGAACTGGCAATACCATGGCACAACTGAAGGCCAGCCGGGGCCGGGTGGACCTGCAATTGTTGGGGTGGCACCACTTACAACTCAATTGATCAATGGAGGGAAAATTCTACAAACACTTTAAATCTTAAAAGAACTTTGAGCACCCAATTCGGGTGCTTTTTTATTGCCTAAATTTTCTGGAGATATAAATGGAACCAGTTTCCACAAGCGGTTTAACAGCAATTTTAAAATTTTATGGAGCGGCAATCATGGTGACTTTAGCGGTCGCTTTAGTTGCAGCAGTAGTATTAATGACACGTATGCCACGCTCACCACAAGAGTGGGCAGTGGGCTTGATCTGTACGGTTGTATCAAGTTTGGCTGGCGGCTCATTCATTATTGTGAAGTGGGGGCTTCATGAATGGGTTACTGATGTATGGGGGATGATTGCTCTAGGTGGGTTCTTCTTTGTTTGTGGATTACCCGGTTGGGCTTTGGTCCGTTGGATTTTTAACTTCATAGATAAACAGGAAGGTAAAACGATTGTGGAAGTGATCAAAGAGTTTAAGAAAGCCAGAAAAGACATTGAAAACAGTTAATGCCGCCTTCGGGCGGTTTTTTATTACCTAAGGAAAAGTTAAATGAACATTGAACAATATCTTGACGAACTCATTAAGCGTGAAGGCGGGTATGTAAATAACCCAACTGATCGAGGAGGGGCAACTAAGTATGGAATTACTGAAGCAGTTGCTCGAGCGAATGGATTCAAAGGTAATATGCGAGATTTACCTCTGGATGTAGCCAAAGCAATTTACCGCAAAAACTATTGGACAGCTCCACGATTTGACCAAGTAAATGCAGTTTCTTCTGCAGTAGCTGAAGAGCTTCTAGACACTGGTGTGAATTGCGGGACTGGCTTTGCAAAACCACTTTTACAACGCGCTTTGAACTTACTAAACAACCAAGGAAAAGCTGGATATGCAGATTTAGAGGTTGATGGTGTTTATGGATCTGAAACTCTTAGAGCTCTAAAAACCTATCTGGCCAAACGCGGGAAAGAAGGCGAGAAAGTCTTGGTACGAGTACTTAATATCATGCAAGGTCAGCGTTACATTGAAATCTGTGAGCGCAATCCAAGCCAAGAACAATTTTTCTATGGCTGGATTGCTAATCGAGTATCAATGTGAAGTACCTAATTTTACTGTGCATTCTACTCAAGACTGCACAGTTACTTCGACGTATAGTGAGGTAGTTGTAAAAGTTTATAGGTAAGTTATAGGATTGATTGGTAATAATCTTTAAATTTTAGGGGGGGATTGTTCAGATGTAGTGTATTCTGTAAAATAAAACTTAATTATATTTTGCTTTCAATACAATGAACGATCAAGTTTTCCAATTACAAATTGTTATAAATGGAGGTTTAACCCCCATTCAATCTAAGCCAGAAACACTTGATAAATTAGTAAAAGAATTTGCTATAAATCATTTGTTGTTTCCAAAAGAAATAACTGAACAATTAATTGAGATTAATTCTCAGGATGGTTCTCAAACAAAAAAGATAACTAAATTTATTGATTTGGTTAGTAGCAATCAAAAATGTACCTACCAAATTAGAAATGATTCACTTGTATTTTTAAATTCCTTTGAGAAAATAGAGGAATTAGAAAGTATATTTGAAAAGTTTTTTAAATCGTTTTCGGATCTGACCCCATATATAAACTATAAACAATCAAAAAGATTGGGGCTAGTTCTTATTAGGGAGGATTATAATGAGGTTACATTACGCGAGTATTGTACTTCAGAAGAATTAGATCGAAATGTTATTGAGAATAGATCGAGAAAAGTTACTCGTTTTGCTATGGCGGAACTAAATGAAATGGTAAATTTATCTGTTTCAAAAGATTATGTAACTCATGAATCAGGAGTTTCTCGAAATACTCTAGCAAGTGTTTATGATGTTAATACGTTATCTACTAAGGATGTTTTTAGATTTACAAGTAAGGATGTAGTAAAGTTTATAAATGCTTCAAAGAAATTTATTTTAGAATCAATGTAAGATTTTTTATATGAACTATTCAAATAATTTATCTAATAATACTATCCACATGAAATTTTTTAGATACTTCACTTAGTGATAACTTAGCCATTTACGGTGTCCTTTTTATTTGATGGCATGTATCCCACTTTTTTTAGGTATGGGTATAGCTCTTTGAATTGAGCGGGATCTTGTAGCATCTCAGCAATACGTACAGCAAACTGTTGGTAGCTTTCTGTTCCTTGTGAATAGCGACCCATTTCAGGGAGTTCTGAAAGTTTATTTGCAAACATATGCCGTTGAGCATCGGTCATCTTTGAAAAAAGCTCCAAAGTGTTCGGATCTCTTTCTATTGATGGGCTATCCTTCTTCTTCTGTTTAAAGGTAAAAGAAAATCCTGAAATAGAACGTCCTCTTTTATGCTGTTCATATTTTACAGTTATATCCGTATGCTCATTTATTTGTTTAATTGAAAGCTCTAAAACACGCTCTTTTAAATGAGCCATCCGTAAATATTCATTATCAAGAACGCCTAACTTCTTTCTAAATTCTTGTAGTTCTATGGTTGGGGTTTTACCAGTGCTTCGCCACTGAATTAGAAGCTCATATAAGCGAATGGCATAAGCGCTACTAAGACTACTAACTTGCTGTAATTCATATTTAGTAAATTGTTCTTCCAGTCGGGTTATGAAGGGAACAACAGCAGGTGCAAATATTAAGTCTACAGTTGCTTCATTGTCGTTATAAGCAATTTGAGATACCCAACGACTCATAACATTTCGGATATTCCCATTAGCTTTTTTCTCTTGATAGCTAAATTGACGCGCGAATAAATCCTTACAAGCATCTTTTAAGGCTTGATAAGCTGTATTACGGTGTACACCAAATTGATTGATATAACTATCTGCATGAACTTCTAATGGATCATTTGCATTAATCCCTTTCCCACTTTCCCTTGCTTCAACAATAGCCAATAAAATTAAACGTTGTTCTACTAAGTCTAAGTTATAGCTTGCGTTGATTAAGGCATTGTCCTTTACAACTAAATCTCTCATAGCCACTATTTTTTATTGTGTATAAGTACACGTTAATATTATTTGTGTACTAATGCAAGGTAAACGTGGACATATTGCAAGGTAAACGTGGACATATTGCAAGGTAAACGTGGACATATTGCAAGGTAAACGTGGACATATAAGAGCTAAAACCCTTTATTCATAAGGCTTTCAAGCCATTTAAAAGTATTTAAAAACTTTAAAATAATTAAAAGCCCAGGGAATGAAAAATTGCCCTTGGTTTTCGCTTCGCTCAAACTCTATTGAACTTCGCTTTCGCTCAGTTCGTTGGGGCAATTTTTTGGTTAATACTGGCGTGACTTTAAAAAAAAGCAAAAGAAACTTGGAATTCGCTTCGCTCATAAAACTTTTTTACTCGCTACGCTCGATCCAGGAGCAAATTTCTGCACGAAACTTACGCTTTCTTAGGCTAAAGAGGACAAAAAAATGTTTTTCAGAGGGTCTAGGCGCAAATTTTGATAGTTCGCTCGTAGACACTCGCTCTATGCATCTATCTAAAGTCAAAATACCTCTTTATTTCGCTCTCATTTGCGTTTTTTGAGCTGTTTTGTGTTTTTCACTATGAGATCTATGTTTTCTAGGTAAAGGCTCTTAAATCGCATTTGAACGCGTTCTATGAAGCTTTTCATAATTAAAGTTTTGGGTTGAAATTTTTAACCTGGATGAATGGACAAAAAATTGATTTTTTACGTTTTTCTAAACAAGGAAATAAATACTTTTTTCCATGCAAAACCAAGCACCGGCCCTACGTCACTTTAGCCAATTTTCCAATCCAAGATCCGGCACATGCCGGGATTTTTTTGTCACACACCACGCATCTAACGATGACACCCCTCAAAGCCTTACAGGATAAGGATTTCAGCGATTTTTTAGGGTCTCAGAAACGTGTACAGAAAAATGGTCTTTTTTTAGAATAAGTGATTGAATTATCTATTTTTTATGCTGTGCTCATGGTTGTACATCAAAACAACACTTTTTTTAGATAAGATATTGATAAATTTAAGAAAAAATATGTACTCATGATTGTACATAAAAAAAGCATTATATTTAAATAAGTTTTTGTTTTAGAATAAATTAATTCTGTACAAATAAGTTTGTACGTAATCTAATTATTATTTTTTATTTAATTAGTTGAATTATATATATTTAATTTTGTACAAAATCTAATTTTAATAAGAGGTGTAATTTATGGGCGAAAAAGTCAAAACTTATGCAGTCAGGTTAGATCCACAAGTAGCAGAATTCTACGATCAATTGGCTAATTCAGAAGGAATCAGAACCAGTAAATTATTCAGTAAAATTTTGACCAATGATTTTCAATCTATTGCTGTTAAACAGCAAGCCGATCGTATTGAGGATCTGGTGAATCGATTAGAAAAGCGAATAGATGATTTTGAGGAAGATAACAATTTTTCTGAAAAATACTATGAAGACTTTTCTGGACTATATTTCATGATGTTGTGGCTCTTAATGAAAAATGGCGCTTCTAAAGATGAGGTTAGAATGATACAAGCTAAAGGTTATTCATATGCAGATGATAACTATAAGAGGGTAAAGTAGTGTCAGATAATATTATTCAGCTTTCAAAGCCATGTACGCTTTGTGAAAATAGACAAAATGTACAACTTTTTGCAGGATTGATGCTGTGTGGAAGTTGTCAGGAAAATATCAGGCTTACGAATCCAAGTATGTTCTCGGCCAATGATGAGATTGAACAAAAAGCCCAGAATTAACCTGGGCTTCGTATAAGAGATTTTATGTTAAATGCCGAACTGAATTAAAAATAGAAATGTAGTTGAGCTGATGCTTGTTCATTTCTTTATTTTTAGTAATTGAGGTGAACATACTGTCAGTACATGGTAGTTATAAGTAACGTGTAACTTTGTTTGCACAAAGATTTGAGTTATGCCAAGTGATGGATTGATTTGTACTTAAAATTTTAAGCTTATCCACTTGCTTTGCAAGCCACTACACTTTATTTACAATCCTATGTTGTGGAAGTAAGGGATCTTGTACTCGCCCAGTATGTTCAACTTGATTATATCTAAAGGACTATTAGGCTTCAATCAAATCAATTTTCCAATTAGTCGACTGAATTAACACGTTTAAATCACGTAATTTAAGACTAATATCATCAGCTTGTTTTTGTAATGATGAAACTGGAATAACTTTATGCCACTTTATTTCCCGCGTACTATAACGATCAGATTCACGAGATGTATTACTTATTGCTGCAGTTAGGGTTTTGTGCTGTTCTACAAATTCATCACGCAAAGTCAATAAAGCAAGTAGAGAACGGCCATCATTTAATTTTGTTAAAGCATTAGTTTCATGAATTGCATAACTTAATTTTTGAAATTCTTGAATTAAAGAAAATACTTGTTTTAGTAGTTCATTTGGATCTTCAGATGGTTGATCACCATCTTGTACCAATACATTTGCATTGATACGTTGTTTTAGTGAAATAATTTTTTTTTGTTGATCACTTCGAAGTAAGAGAGCTTCTGCTAATTTCATTTTTCACCTATTAACCAATTAGAATTAAGTTTTAAACAGCTTATATCCTCATTCTTTAAAGATCAAAAAAATTGCTTTTTATCTAGCTAAAAGGTGTCTACAAAATCGGTGGCTATTCAGTGCTGAAAAGGCTGCCGACACATAAAGTGACCCAGATTGAAGAGTTACTGCCACACTGCTGGAAACCTAAATCGAATTAAAAAATAGGTATGGGATTCAGCGGACGCTTACCTTAATTATTAATCTAATCATTTTATAAGAAAAATCTTCTAAGAAATTTTCTTAGAAGATTACAGTATCTTATCTAGAAATTAAGATTTAAGCCTAAACTAAAATTTCTTCCAATTTGGGGAATATATGGCAAAAATGTTTCATGGGCATAGACTTTCTGATCAAGTAAATTATTCGCTTTAAAGAATAAATCATATTCTGTGTGAGATAGCTTATTTTTATATGCTAAAGTCATATTAAGCATATTATAACCTGATGTAACCTGCTCAAATTTAGAAATATTATCTTGTTTAAAGACTCGATAATATTCTATTTCACCTTTAAGCGATTCATCAAAATCAGCTTTTAGTCGTGTACCCAAACGAGCAGGAGGTAATCTAGGAGTGTAACGATCCTTTTGGGGAGCTAAAGTCGGTTCTCTATTCCAGATATCGTATGCAATTACAGCATCAGGTAAATTTGTTAAACGGCCTTTCACATAATCTCCAAAAAGAGAGCCGTGATAAACAGAATTAAATTGATACCCTATGTTGCCCTCTAATCCATAAAAATTAGCAGCAGACTGGCTATAATGATTAATACGTAGTGTATGCTGATCTCTAACTTTTGTAGTTCCTAAAACTTCATTGAGTGTCTGTAAATATATATAGTTATCAAAATCATAATAGTAAGTACTGATTTGATAATCAAGTAAATCATCCTTATAGGCCAGACTGATTTCTAAATTATTGGATTTCTCTTTTCTTAGAAAGCGGTTACCTATTTCAAAAGAATTAGTAGCGAGATGCATACCATGAGTATACATTTCTTGTGCATTAGGTAATCTTTCTTGATGTGTACCTGTTAATGATAAGATATAATTTGGAGCAAATCTCCAGTGGACTGTACCTGCATAAGAAAAAGCTGTTTCTTTGTTAGGTTGAACAGCTTCTAAAATAGATTTTAAATTTTGAGCCCTGATTTTATTATTTTTTTCTACATAAGGACTGTTATATTTATTAGGCCAAGGTTTCATTGAATCTTTAATTTTTTCTATATCATAATCCATACTAACTTTCTGCTTTTCTATACGAGCACCTAGTTCGAAAGTAAAGTCGTTCCAGTTATATTTTTCTAGGCCAAATACACTAAAGTTTTTAGTGACATTTCGATTTAATAGCTGCTGATTATCTAGATAGGTGGTATGGCCTTCTTGAGAATGGACTGGTGATAAAGCACTATTATCCTGTTCCAAATATTGTAGCCCCAAGATACCGGTTAATTCCCCTAATGGCTGATGTGATAACTCTATGCGGCCTACTTTTCCTGTATTTTTAAAAAAGTTAGTAATCTTATCTCCCTCGAGTTCATTGTGAAAATAATCTATATAACTCAATGAGGTACGAATTTTGTCAATACCGGTAAATGGTTGAGTGAATTCTCCACGCACATCATAACGTCGAGTATTTAAATCAATATAAGGAGCATTATGAGAGAAATTAGTTTCATGAATATGATTATGCTGATGACAATCAGGACGTGGATTTATGTAATTAATATCTTGCTCATCCATCAATTGAGGATAATATAAAAGATAATTTTTTAATCCACTAATTCGTGAATCGATACCGATTGCAGAGGCACCACAACCTTCATATAAATGGCTATGGGCTGGTAAACCATATTCATCATGACGATGTGTATAAGAAACTCCTAAATAAGTATTATCGTCTATCCAGGATAATCCAAGCGTACCTACTCTCGACTCTGCCCAGCTTTCTGGTAAATATTTTAAATTTTTATAAATACTGTTTTGGTTTTCAAGATCTTCTAAAGAATTATAAGAGCTAGACTGGTAATGAGGAGTTTTATAGTTACCAGCATTACGATATAACCCTTCTGCCCGTAAAGCTACATGTGGGCTTAAGCCAACTGTTACACCTGCTGTGGTCAACTTCTCATTACTGCCAGTATTAAAACGTAATGTAGTATTACCCTCTAATCCGTCTTGAGGCATTTGGGTTGGAATTTTATAGTCAATGACATTGACTACCCCTGCCGCACTATTTGAACTATACAAAAGGGTACTTGCACCACGTATAATTTCAATAGACTTAGCTAAACTTGGTTCAACTGTGACAGCGTGATCTGGGGACATATTAGACATATCCAACACGTCAGCATTATTCTGTAAAACTTTAATACGTTTTCCTTCCTGCCCACGAATAATAGGAGTAGATGCTCCACCTCCATATTGATTAGAATGAATTCCTAATTCCGTACCCAAGGCATCCCCTAGAGTTGTCGAACGCTGTTTAAGTTTACTAGTATCAATAAACTGATTACTAACATTTAGACTTTTGCCTAACAGCTCAGACCCTAACTCATCAGATTGTGCAGTTAATACTATTGTATTTAAGGTAGTAACAGGCCCTTCAGCTGCCAATAAAATTTTCGAGGCCCCTAAAGTAATTAAAGCTAAAAATAGTTTACTTTTATTTAGCATAAAACAACCAAATTTAATGTTATATTATAATATAACACTTAAAAATTTATAAAATCTACTATTTAAATTTTTGAATGGTAATCCCCCCTAAAAATGAAGTCAAAAATGGGAGCCTAAGCTCCCATTCTTATTGATGATTTTTTAATTCTTTTAGCATAGCATCTCGTAAAATTTCATTCATACGTGTTTGATAACCTTTGCCTTGTGCTTTGAACCAAGCAAGTACATCAGCATCTAACCGAATTGAAGTTTGTTGCTTTACTGGGCGGTAAAATTGATTTTGGCGTACAGCATTGCTCCAGTCTGTAATTTCAGGAATATCTGATAGATCTAGCTGATCATCAGGAACCGTGCCTTTAGCAAGCAAGCGTTGAATTTCAGCATCTTGCTTCTCACCAAATTTCTCATTCAGCTCTTTGTGTGAGTATCTAACCATGCTCATATTTGTTTCGCTCCGCTTTAGTGACTTGCCTTGCACTAATGATTCGGATGATTTCACAGTCATCTTCATCAAAAATGGTGTGAGCCACCAATAACATTAGTACGCCTTTAACTCGTCCAATGGTTTGCCAACGTTCTTCACCATTGGTATGTCTGTCTTGGATTGAGATCCGTAATGGATCTTCAAAAACAAGGCTTGCAGTTTCGAAAGAGATATCATGCTTTTTCTGATTCTTTCGATTCTTAGCCTCATCCCATTCAAAATACTGTTCCATAAAAAACATTCAAATTTGTATATACAATAATGTATCACAAAATTGTATCACTCAACCAGATTCGTGTAATTTTTAGTCAAAATTATTGGCAAGAAGTATCAAAACTGCTCATAAAAAAGCCGACTTGTTTCAAAGTCGGCTTTTTGGGCATTTTGGGATTTTTCTATTTTTATTAAGTAGTTGATATTTATATTAATATACAAGTGTACTTCGTATAATCGCCATTATGTTAAATAGAGATAAGACATACTCTAATTTTAGAGTTTTCTTTTAGGTATGATATAAAAATATACAAGCCTAACAGTTTAGTTTAAAGGTTAAAAATTGAATAAATTAACAAATATTTTTATGGCTTTAGGAGTTTGCCTTTCAATGGAAACATTTGCAGAACCTGTTTTTTCTAATGATTTATTAGCGAAAGCAGAAAATGGAGATACTTCTGCTCAGTTAGAATTAGCCGAGATTTATCTATATGGTCATGGTGTTGATTCAGATGAAAATCAAGCTGAAGTTTGGGCTCTTAAATCAGCAGAAAATGGAAATGTAGCAGCAATGTTTTGGTTAGCTGATGGATATGTTACTTATGCTAGATTAATGGAAGATGATGACAAAAACGATTCTTTAGAACATTTCCAAAAAGCTTTTAAGTGGTTTCAGAAAGCCTCAGAAAATGGCCATTCTGAATCAATGGTTGAGTTAGCTGATCTATATACTCGTGCAGATAGCGGAATAGAAGTTAATATTAATAAAGCTTTTGAACTTCGTGAAAAGGCTGCAAAGTTAGGTAATAAGAAAGCAATGCGAAGTCTTTCCGTTATGTATCGTGATGGTATAGGTATTCCTAAAAATACTGATTTAGCTCAAAGTTGGTGGGATAAGTCTGAAAATTAGTTTTAATATTTCCTAAAATTAACATAATACACCTTATACGAAATGCTGTATAATTATCCTTATAATTCAACGCTGTAGTTTCTAGTTTATAGCCCGAGCATCCCTGTTCGGGCTTTTTTTATGACTTTTCACGTTCCACGCTATTATTTCATCAATGTTCCACACTTTTGATTAGCTCAATTGAATAATCAGGATGCCTGGTCTTTTTCTTTTTGGCATTCATCCAGCTCTTTCTTCAGCGCCTTTTTATCCTGGTACGATGCAATCAGCATGATCGGGATCAGCAGCGGAGCTACAATAATTCCCAGGGCAATGTCTTTCAGTTTCGGCATGATCTTTCACCCTTATTGCTCAGTCATTATCAAAGACGGCATTCAGCACACGGCCAAATAAACCACGTTTTTTGTGTTGTGGCACTGCCACACTTTGCAACGTGGCATGCTGTAGCGTTTGGGTGTGGTATGCCGTAGTTTCTTGCTGTGGCACTGCTACATTTTCTGCAATATTTAATTCATTATTCTTTTTGTTATCAGTGTCTTGTTGTGTTGTCGCATGCTGTGGCATCTTGGTGTCGCATGCCGTAGCATCTTGGTGTGGTGCTGCTGTGGCAGGTGCAACACTTTTCAGCTCAATGAGTGTTTGCATACGGTCAATTTGTTGCATTAACCGTTCTTCACGTTCTTGGTATTTTTTGACTTCATTTTCTAAATGGGCAATAAGTTTTTTTGTAGATTCATCACCTTCTTGCTTAGATGATTCAATTTTTTGAGATGTTTGCTCAGGTTCTCCAAAGCATCGTATGACCTCTGCTAGATCGAATTGTCCATCACTGGAGCGTGATAAACGTCCATTACGTACAGCTCTGTAAATGGTTGATCTATCCTTACATGATTATAAAAACCCATTATAAGAAATAACAAAGAATTAAAAAAGCTCATTTCCGAACCAGAAATGAGCTTATGAAATCCACATAAACCTGAAATACTAAGTATGGCTACTTAGCAATATTAAATTAAATGAATTTCTTTGAAGAATCAATTAAAATTATTACAAATATTATAATTATAGCTTTTAGCAAAGTTAATTTCTTTGCTGCTACAAAAAAGTAAAAGTTCAAAAAGAATAAAACTTCTAAAATTAGTTAACGGGACTAAGAAAACTATTTTTTAAAAGTTGCTTTATAATGTTTGGAATTAAAATAATTTACAATCTCTTCCCCATTATTTTGATTTTTTTCTAAATTTAAGGTTAAAAAATCTAATTCCGATTCCAAATTTATAAACTCGGGAATATATTCTTTGATAGGAGGGGGTGGCTTAGGGCCCCCTTCAGTAATTTTTTGAATAAACCCAGCTAACCATAAAATGTATTCTTCTCTTAAATTATAAGAAGGAATCAAACTTACATCAATCTTTACCTTACAATCATTTTTACTTTTACTCAGTACTTCATTGAAATCAATAAAATTATATTTCAGCTTATATTCTGTACCCTTAATTTCTTTTCGAATCACCTTCATAAGAATATACATATTTTCTAAAACATCTTTAGAAAATAGTTTTTCATTTTTCATTTTTTTGTAAATAGTCTCAGCAAGAAAAAGATATTGTGGCATGTTACAAATTCCATTTCATAATTTCCTCTTATTCTATAATATAGAATTATTAAATTAATATTACAAGAATTTACTCAAAGTTTTTTATTTTAAATTTTGAAGTAATATCAAAATATTAAGATAGTAATTCCTAATAAAAAGGTCTATTTCTTTTTTAAGAAATAGACCTAGCGAAAAAAGCGCTCAAACCTAAAAATGGCTGATTTAGTATTAGCTGCCCTTATTCAAGTTGGTACTATTAAGTAATTTAGAAAATGCTCAATTAACCTCTCTCTTTAAATTTCTCTGCTTCCATCTAGTCCCTACATCTTATGAAATGGACCCCATATTGCATTCATATTCTTGAGCTGCTTCTCTTCGTAGTTAAGCCTTTTTCTGATTAGCTTGAACTTGGGTCGGGGTTAGCTTGTTTGGATTGTATTTTTTTGAGCGTTTTTTGCTGGTTGCTTTAGATTTCATTTGCACCCACCCCCTTTAGCTCTTAACTTTTCAGCAACTAAACGATCAGCTACACGCTTAACTCGATTCCAAACAAAGTTGTGATCAATTTCAGAACGACCTTGATAAATACGTTCAAGTTGAAATGCCGTAACTGAATAATCCACTTCTAAGGCCAGTAAATCCCAATCTTCATTAAAAGCTGTAGCGTAGGGAGTCAATTGGCTTTTCTGTGCCAAAATACGCAATTGGCGAGCATCTGGACCACGCTTTACAACTGGTTTTGGCTTAGATTTGATTAAACCAGTGGAAAGCGCCCATTCAACACAAGTTTCGCAACGACAACATAAACGCTTGTACATAGGGCCGGTGCCGTGAGGCATATTGAGATCACGCCCTAAAGACTCAACCTGTCGGATTTTATTACCAGGATGTTTCAGCCATTTCTTAACTGCTTTTTCTAATGCTTTTCGCTCATCAGATTTAGCTGCTACGTTTGAGTAAGCAACTAATGCGTATTCAGATTTTTTCATATCAATAAATGCGTTCACTGTGCTTTACCTCCACCTATACGAGCATCATCCCAATCACATTCCACAATATCTAAGCCATCATGTTGAAATCTTGACCATAGACGGTCCCCAAGATCTTCGCGGACCTCAGAAAGACTTAGGTTTGAAATCACAACTGTTGGCTTCAACTCGTCATAACGAGTGAGTAGAACCTTATGAACACTTTCAAGAAGTTGAGGACGTTTTTCAGCACGGTCATGTAAACCGTATTCATCAATAATTAATAAATCTTTTTTTACATAGCGTTTTAGCGCTTCATCTTCACTATCACCACTACGGCGATAGGCACCCGCGATATCTTCAGCTAGATCTGCAGACGTAATGTAAATAGCTTCCCAGTTCTTAATGATGATATTTTTCAGAATTGATGAACCTAGATGTGTTTTACCCGTACCAGTACGGCCGACAAGAAGTAAATTTCGAAAAACACCTGAATTGAAATCCATAGTGAACTTTTCACAAGTTTTACGAGCTTTGTCTTGTCCTTTGTGAGTTACTGCATAGTTGCTAAAGCCGCTATTTACATGTCTTTTAGGGATACCAGCTCGAGCCATTTTCAAATTTAAAATACGATTGTTCTTATCGCTTTCATATTTTTCATTTGACTGCTTCATGATTTTTTCAACACAAGACTGACAAACGATTCGACCATGTACATTGATCATTTGTTCTTTGTGGATCTTACAGATCTGGTTTGTATGGGAAATTTTATATTCCAATTTTTGAGGCACTGCGTTCATATCAATTCACCCTTCACAGCTGTGTGAGCAACCGGTTCATATTTCTTTGGCGCGCCCCATTGATCATTTACATTGCGTGGTAACGATTGATGGTTTGACTGTTGACCGGTAGTCATTTCGGGTTTTTCGTTTAGGTACCAAGATGCTTTGAAGGCACCCCAAGGATTTTGTCTTTTCAAACAATATTCGACGGCTTGCTGCAGTGTGATTCCTGCTTTTTGGGCTTCATTCAAAAGTGCTTCAAAAGCGTTTTCGGTGTTTTGAGCTTTCTTGGCTTTACGAACTTGTAAGAACTCAGCAGCGTCTTTCTCAGGTACACCATTTTTTTTCAAAGCACTCTTGAAACTAAATTTTGTTTGAGTCGATGAATCAACTTCGCCAACGGCGGAGTTGTTATTACCTTCTGGATTCTGATTAAAGGTTTCAGGATTCAGTGAATCAGGATTCAGATTAAAGGATTCAGGATTCAGGGCGTTTTGGTCTGAGATAGAAACAGTTTTAGAACCGTTATCTAACTGTTCTTGTTTGTTCCCACTACTGTTTGCTTGATTCGATTCGTTATCTTGATAACTGTTTTCAACAGCAGAACCAGTATTTTGAGGGGCAAACGGTCCTGTTTTATCGTAAAAATGCTTTAAATCAGCTTTATTTAACTGAATTGGTTTTCCAACAATTGTTTTGTTTTTCGGGTTACGTTCATAGACAGTGTAGATACCATTACGGTCAGGTAATTCACTGTCTTTCTCTAGCCCGTGCGGGTTTTGATGTTTAACAAAGTTAACGATATGGATAACATCAATACCATCAGCGTTATATAACTCGATAAAACCGAACTTAGAAATGTTCTCTAACTGTTCTGCAACGTTTATATCGTCTGCAGGAAATAAAGACATTTTGATTTTCTTAGGTCGATTTTCGAGTCGGCCTTCGCGATCTGCTAAAGTCCAAAGACCAATAAATAGCAATCGTGCTTCATAAGGTAATTCAATAATGTCTTCATTCATAAAGAATGAGGGCTTAATATTTCTAGATCTTGCCATTTCTTAAGCTGCCTCATATAAGTGTTCATGTGCAAAATTTGCACGTACTAAAGCTTCAGAGAATTGAGGAGGTACGGAATTACCTACCATTCTTCCCTGTTCTGTCTTAGTTAATTTGATAGTGTTTCCATGTTCATCGATCCCATGATCAATGATGTAAGTAGGTTCAAAACCTTGTGCTGTGAATAGTTCTCTTGGCTGAAGCATACGGAAGCCAATATCAACAATTTGGTGCAGCTCACCTTTAACCATTACAAGACCAAAACGATCACGTGTTGGTATCGTACGAAGTGGCTCATGAATGCTATTTCCGTCTTTCTCACTACCGTAGAAGGCAGTTAGAAATGCTTGTACTAAAGCAAAATGACCCGCACTTGTGGTAATGGTATGTAATGGTTCATCAACAGGTTGACCAATGTTGTTTTTGCGCAGTTTCACCAGGTTGCTAACGACTAAACTGTTATGATCTTTTGCAGTAATCGTATGGAGCGGTTCGCGAATATCACTACCAACAACACCCGTATAATGCTTAGCAATGAACGCAGTAACCAACGCATGATGTCCACCTTTCACCCCTGCGCAAATTGTGCGTAAAGGTTCATCAACAGGCATACATCTTGGGCTTGAAGCATTTGCACACTCAGTAAGTACTGGGGCAACGCTTTTAACCTTATCCATTGGAACAATAAATGGTTCTGGATTATTGATTACATAACGGACTAAACCATTTGCTATACGGCGACAAGTTGCCTCAACTAGAGGTTTCTTACGAGTAAAAATACTTGGGCAAGGAATTGACCAATCTATGCATTCTGCAGTGATGCGCCATGGTTTTAATTTCCCAGTTTTAACTGCTTTGCTATCTGGTGCAGCATGCGTAGGCTTGGGCCAAACAATAGGAAAGTTGTCACGACGAGCAACTAGAAAAAACCGTCTTCTTAGAGTTGGAGAGCCGTAATCCCGAGCACTCATTACTCGCCATTCAACTTTATAACCTTGATGACGTAATGCATTAACAAAGCACCTGAAGGTTTCACCTTTGTGCTTTTTACTCGGGAATCCATCTTTTCCTAGTCTGCCCCAAGTTTTGAACTCTTCAACGTTCTCGAGCATAATTATACGTGGTCGTGTAAGGTCAGCCCATCTAAGAGCAATCCAAGCTAAACCACGTATTTTCTTTTCAACCGGTTTTCCACCTTTTGCTTTAGAAAAGTGTTTGCAATCAGGACTAAGCCAAACCAATCCTACAGGCTGATTGTTTGTTACTTTTACTGGGTCAACATCCCAAACATCCTCACAGAAATGACGAGTATTTGGATGATTAGCACGATGCATTGCAATTGCTTTAGGATCGTGGTTAATAGCAATATCAACTGGACGGCCAAAGGCTTTTTCTAAGCCAGTTGATGTTCCACCACCACCTGCAAAATTATCAACAATCAATTCATGAGGTAATAAGTTAAGGTTGAGGCACATATTCATAATGCACCACCATTAACTTTTTTAAGCGTTAGTAAAACAGTGAATAATTGACCTGCAGAATATTTAAATGTCTTAACTTCAGTGCACTCAACTAAAAAGCGATGTTCACCAAAATTAACCCTACTTCCTGGTCTATCAAGTGTATAACGGCTCCAACCTTCAGGAATCGGATCACAGGAAAAATGGCCGTAGAATTTTTCAGGTCCACATTTAATGCTACAAAGGGGTTCAGCTACCCAAAAAACTTGATTGAGAAATTTTTTTCTCGCACGAAATTGATTGTTTTCCCCTTCCTTAATTCGCATATTTACCGCTATTTCGCATGATTCCCTATCGCGGATATTTTTAGCTTGGTTGCGGTCAACGATGAGTTTATTTTTCATATCATTTACTCGCACAAGCCATAAACAGAAGAACATGCTGATTGATCTTCTGTCAGTGGAATTAAATCGTAGTGTTTACCTCCTCGTGTTGTTTTGGACCATTCAACTAATTCTTTGATGCCATGGCCTCTTTTATCACTGGTGAATAGCGTCGCGGATCCTCTTCGTGACGCTGCACCGACTTTGCGTTCCCAATACTGAATGCGATCAATTTCTTTGGGGAAACGGTCTGCAATTGCACGTAATTCAGCTTTATTACAATGAATACATGGCATGCACCCTACTCTCCCCATCCCTTGTTTATAGAGGGGATTAGGCTCAACATGATGTTTAAAATGCATGTCAAAACAGTCCTGAGCAGACCATTTATGAATTGGACGAAAATTAGTGATACCATCGCCAATGTTGTCACTTATAGGTAGTTTTGCTCTATCAGGTGACTCATCTGCGCGAACACCTTGCCAAGAAATGATTTTGTATCCTTGGTCAATAAGTGGGAATTGAAGCTTATAAAGAATTACTTCGCGTTTTAATTCAGTAGAACAAAAGCGTGCTTTTGTGGATGGGAATCTTCCTTTCCAAATACATAAATCTAAAAATGGGTTCCCTGTAGCATGGGTATGTTTAAGCGCACGAATAGCTCGTTTACGTGTCCATTTACCCCGAACATTTTCACCCCGTATAACTTTGAATAAACGCTTTCTTTTTGCCTCAATCTCTTTAGTAAAATCAGCTTTTAACCAAATAATTGGTACGCCGAGTTTGTCTTCTAAATAACGTACATATTCATAAGTGATTTCATGTTCATTACCAGTATCTGCAAAAACAGCTAAAAGATTAGAGACATTTTGTTCAAGTGCTAAAAGCAATGTTGCAGCACTATCTTTTCCGCCAGAAATTGAAACAATGTTTATTACTGGAAAAAAAGGTATCTCAAAACTAACTCTTTTGAAGTGAAGGGGCTTGATAAAATTAATCATTGATCACCCCCTTGAATAACCTTAAATTCGATTACCCATACCCAAGGGTTTTCATTCCAAGATTTCGAACCTTTGTATTGTTCCCAAAGCAATTTAAAAGCTAATTCAGGTGAACTACAGAGTCTCTTACTAGCTTGGTAAGGCTTCCATCCTTTAATTGTCTCAACTATTCCCTCGGCCTTAGCACTTTCTTCACTAATGTTGTTAAGAAGTTCTAAACTTATATTGGTGATTTCTAGCAAAATACGTGATGCTTTACGAGGCATACGAGAAGATGGCTTCCATCTAACCGGATAACCCATTCCCTTACAGTCGTAATAAGCAATTTCATTTGGGTTATCTGCTTTGTAGACAAATGACTCATGAGGAGTTCCACCTAAACTTCTAATTTTGGTACCGTAAGTTTCTTGTACAAAAAGTTGATCACCTACCTTTCCGAAGGGACATACTTGATTGCTATCTACAAAATTTTTAATCGTACCTTTATATGTAGAATTAATACCGTAAGAGTGACCTTTCCAATTAAAACCAGAAGATTGACTAAGTGTAGGTTGTGGCTTAATAACTCGACGAGTTTGAGTTTTGTTGCCATTTAAAATGGCCCTAACCATTTCTGAATTAAATAAAATTGGACGTACAGTCATGCTGCACCTTCCTGAGCTGGTTTATACAAGCTCACTTGTTCAGCAAAATTCCATGCACGTTTACAGATATTATTTAAAGACGAGCGGCGTTCATCTAACCATTGTTCACGCCATTTATTTTTCTCAGCTGGATCTTGAATTAAGTCATAAGCTTTATAGAAAGCAGTACGGTCAAGGTAAGAACCTAACAAAACACTGTTAAAGCTATTTACCAGGTCAAACTTTTCTTCATTTCGAACTTGAATATAAGTTTCTTTAAAATTCAACCCAAAATTAGAAACAAACCATTCGTCATGCCCACCAAAAATAAAGAATGGAACATCAAGGTCGTTTTCAATTCCTTTTGCAGAGTATTGACCGTTTCCAAGTACACACGTAACTAAAGCTGCAATTTTTAAATTTGGCGCTTCAAATGTACATTTATCACTAGGATTTATTAATTCAAAAATCATTGTTCAGTCCCTACCTCAAATCGTAAATCTAAGAAAGCTTGGTTAACTGGACCTACGTAGCGTGACCAGCCAAAGTTTTCTTGCCAAAACCACCAATTGTTCTGCTCGTCACGCTTCCACGGCGTTCCCTCAGAATCAGTGTGATTGGTTCCTAACGGCCAAACCTTTTTTTCTGAAGTCATGAAATCTCCTTTTGTGCATTGAATGCACGATCTAGAAATTTCTCTTCATCGGTTTGAGTGTTTACGATTTGATGCGGGGCATCTTGATTTATAAGACAAGTTGAGCACTGTTCTTCTTTAAAATCAGTGCATTTGCCTGAGCAGGGATGATTTGCTAAATTACTCACGTTCATTCTTCCAAGGGTTTGAACAGCCATAGACCATTTCCTGTTGGCGCAGGGAGTGGTTTTTTATTTCCAGCTAAGTAGATCAAGCTGGACTGATTTATCACTAGCATTTGTATGCCGCGATTTTTCGGCCCGTAAAGGCACTAATTCGAAGGTATCTCTGGTATACCCGTTATCTTTTGACCCACAAAAAACATTTCTGAGAAACTGATATTCAGATTCAGCTTCTGAGACTTTTCTAGTGCAAATGTTTTTTATTACCTCGAGAGAGCTTTTACCTGCCATCTCACCTTCTACTTCTGAAATCTTTTTCTTACACATAGAACGGATGAGATTAGATAAGGAATTCTTGCCTTCAAGTTTGGCAATCCATTCCATCTTTGCTTTTTCTTCTAAAGTTAATTTCGATGATGCATTTGCAAGAAGTTTTTCAGCCATGGTTATGCCTCATACATTCCTAAAATTGGTTTTTATGCAGATCGATTTAATTGTTTTGTCTTGGATTCCTCATATTCTCTTTTCTGTTCAGAGGCAACTAACGCGTCTAAAGCAACACCTTTGTTATAAGCAACTTCTTTTTGTTCTCCACTTGCAATTTTTGAAACAGAACTTTGAGAAATCCCAGTTCTTTCTGAGATTTGCTGTTGAGTCAAACCTCGACTATTTGAAAGGTAAATAACCTTATCTTGAATATTCATGCACATATAAATGCCTCCGTGTTAAGGCATATTTTTATTCACTAATGAATAGTTGTCAATACATTAATGAATTGTTTCACAAAAAATATTCATTTTTGAATAAAATTAGCTATCCATCTTGGAGTTGGAAAAATGCACCTTCAAAAAAACGTTAAGTACCTGTTAAAAAAATACAGCACTACTACTACAGGTCTTAGTAAAAAGTCTGGAGTACCACAACCTACACTTTTTCGTTGGGAGAATGGGCAATATAAAGAACCAAAGATATCTACCGTTGAAAAATTAGCCTCTTGGGCAGGCTATGATGCCAATACACTGCTCAATAATGACTTAGAAGCCATTGATAATATTAATAATGATTTAGATGAATTGGTGTTAGATAACAATGTAAATCTATCAAATAAAATCAAATTAGATGGAGAGCAAATTCCAGTTATTTCTTGGGTTGCAGCAGGTTCATTTACAGATGTTCAAACAGTATTGAAGGACACTGAAGTACTTGAATGGCTTCCACCAATGAAGAAAGCTGGAAAAAATGGTTATGGACTTATTGTAACTGGTACATCAATGTTACCTAAATTTGAACCAGGTGATCGAATATATGTAAATCCAGACTACCCAGTTTTTGATTTAAAAACCAATGATTTAGTTATTGTTTCTTGTGCTGGTGATACACAAGCTACATTTAAGAGATTAATAATTGAAGATGGAGAAGAAAAATATTTAGAGCCACTAAATACTAAATGGCCTGAACAAATTATTAAGCTAACAGAAGAATGTAAGTTGGTTGGTAAAGTCGTTGGTATGCATAGAGAGTTTTAAGGATAAATAAGATGTTGAAAGTAACTGAATTTCAAGGAATTAATACTGTTTTAACAACTTTTGCAGAAGAAGTTATAAAAACTCAACCTGAATTAGCTGCTAATATTCTTTTAAATATTAAAAATATTTCTAATGAACACCATCCGTTAGTTGAACAATCTTTCATCTTAGATAATTTTGAAAACCATGATTTAGCATCTTTAAATATAAAAGAAGCTTTAAATAGTTTTAATCATGAGTTAGCAAGATTAATGATTTTGACTAAAAATAATTTGATCAAAAACTAAAAATGATTGGATTCCGTTCAATTGAATGTTAACCCTTGTAAATACATGTAAATATATACGAAATACTCAGTTTAATACTGGGTATTTTTTTGCCCTAAATAAATCATATTGGTTGTTTTATATACAATTAATTCATTAGTGAATAATTTGTTGTTGATTTAATCTATTCATTGATGAATAATAATTTCACCAACACATCTCATGGTGAATAAAAAATGAGTACATTACGCTCTACAGATTGCGAAGAATTTATTAATGACATCGATGGCGGTGCCTTTGCAAAACAACTTGGCTATGCAGTTAGCAAGGTTGCAAGTGCTGCTGTTGATACACAAAAAGTCGGCGAGATCACAATTAAATTAAAGTTCTCTAAAGGCGTTGGTCACAACAACGTAACTGTAGAGCACAAACTAATTTCAAATGCCCCACTCCCAAAAGGTAAAAGTGTCGAAGAACACGGTGACAAAACACCTATGTATGTAAACACACGTGGTGATGTATCGCTTTTTGCTAAACACACTGACCAGCTTTTTGAAGAAAAAGCTTAATTTTTAAATCTTTTTTACTCAACTAAAGGAAAGACCTTCATGTCTGAAAAAATCGAAATCGAAAAATTTCTAGGTTTAGCTAAACCTGTAATTCAACTTGAGCGTGGTCAGCTTGTAGCTTTGCATCATGACTATAGTGTTATAGCTGCTGAAAAATTTATGGATGCTCGCTTCCGTCCTCATGGTGAATTTACTACACCAACATTTAACGACTTTAAAGATTTTGTAGTTGCAGAAGGCGGTAAAAATACACCAATTTTTGTTAATCAAAATGACATGAAAGCTATTGCAGTTCTTAACTTCCATGGTGAAGGACAAGCCCAAGGCCATTGTGACTACTTAGCTTCTTTATGTTTAGAATCAACTGTTGTATGGAAAAAGTTGAATCAACTTAAAGACCATAAATTAGATCAACGCAACTTTGCTGTTTTCATTGAAGATTGGGCTCAAGTACTTAATGCATTTGATGAAAATAATAATGTCATTGATATTAAAGATGCCCTTGTTGCAGTACGAAATATGCAAATTGAAGCATCGACTACTAGTAACGCTGAAGTAGAAAACACACGTCAGGTTCAATCTGAAATGGCCCAAATTGCAGCGTCAGCTAAAAAAGGCGTATTACCAGCTTATTTCACCATCCAAGATTCAGCTTACTTAGGTCTTGCAGAACGAGAAATCAAATTACGTTTAATTGTGAATAGCACTGGTAGCACACCTCAATTTGCCATTCAAATTGTCAAAGAAGAATTATTACGTAATGAAATTATTGAAGATTTCAAAGAAGAAGTAATAGCTTTACTTCCTGAAAACCCTGTACGAATTGGGTCATTTAAATCTTAAGAAATAAAAAAGCCCTGAAAACTTTGGACGGCTATCGGGGCTTTTTTCAACCAATACTACGTAAACGTCAAAAGGTGAACTCTCATGGATCACTACAAAGACAAAGTTATAGACGAACAAGGCTTGATTAGCGTTTCGGAGGCGTTACGAGCTATGGCTTGTGGTCGTGTTATTCAATGTTCAAGTAAAGACTTTCCAAATTGGAAGGACATGGAAATCACAAATATTAATGCGAAAAATTTAATTGATGAAGAGCGCATTAATAAAAACGGCTTGAAGTACAGATATAAACCTTCGCAAATGTCTGTAAATGCTGAGCTAACACAAATGAAAAAGCCTCAATGACTTTGGACGGCTATCGAGGCTTTTTCTACCAATACTGTACGTATAAAGGCAAATTATTATGAATCAGAAATATATAAACAGTCAATCTGCCCCATCTACACCTATTTGTTTCGTGCCTGAACTTAGCGGGAATAAAACAAATAAACCAGCTACTTCTAAACTTTATCAGCATCCATCAGCAGAGGATCTAAAGTTTAAAAAAGATAGTAAATGGCCGTATGTTTTATGCTTCCTTATATTTAGTGCATTAGCTATTGCTTTCCTTTATGCGTGTGATGCAGAGGCTCAAGTGCGTGAGCAGAAGACTCAACATTGGCAACAACAATTTAACTCAGGCGAACCTGTTGATGTTCAAGTACATGTAGTTAAATTAGGTGGTGCACAATGAGAACAAACTATTTACGAGGATCTAAACGTTACGAAAATAATCTGAATGGTCAAGTAAACCATAAATCAACTTTCCGTGAATTCGTAGGGAAGGATGAAGAACGTGGTTTATACAAAGTCCGTCTTGGCTATACAGTTTATGCTGCAAATCCCACTTTAACTCGTGTTTATACGGTTAATGAAAACAATGAATTAACTCCTGTTTCACAATATACGTTAAATACAAACGAGTGGATTTTACGAAATCTAGAAACCGAAATTAAATATCGTAGAGGACGTGAATTAGGTCAAATTCTTCAAAAAACGCACATCCCTTCCCCTGATCGGAAAGCCTACAAAATTCGTCGTGGCTTTCTTGGTACACGCTAGTTGGGGATATTTATGTTAGCTATTAAATCTTTTCGTGTGATTTATGGTACCTGTCCAAGATGTACTAATGACAAATGCACTTTAGGTGTTAGTCATTCTGGCTCTGGTGCTCAATGGGAATGTCACAACTGCGGCTTTTGCTGGCCTAACAGTTAAATGGTGCATGATCAATGAAAGCAATTATTTTAGATACGGAAACCAACAAATTAAATGGTTATCCAATTGAAATCGCTTATGCGCCTTTTAGCTTAGAGAATGGTCAATTGTTAGTTCATAAGGATGAGGTTTTTAACCGTTTCTATTCTTGTCCTGAACCAATTGATTTAGAAGCAATGGCTGTACACAACATCATTGAAACGGATATTGAAGGTCAACCAAGTTGCGAATCGTTCCGGTTACCTGAAGGTGTTGAGTTCATTGTCGGCCACAATATTGATTACGACATCAAAGCTCTAAATAAATGTGGACCAGCAATTAAGGTAAAGACTATATGTACTTTAGCTTTAGCAAGGGACGTATGGCCTGATTTAACAAGTCATAAATTGGCTGTTCTGTACTATTTCGTAATGAGTAACCGTGAAGAAGCACGCAAGCATTTAAGACATGCACATTCAGCACGGGCGGATGTTTATTTTACTGGGATTATCCTTATAGCTCTAATTGAACGACTGGGAATTAAAGACCTTAATTCTTTATTTCTTATGTCTGAAGCAGTTCGTTTACCCAAAATAATGACTTGGGGTAAACACAAAGGAACACCTCTTAAAGAATTACCGCGCCCATATATCTCATGGCTACTGAATAAAGAAGACCTTGACCCACATTTGCGTAAAGCGCTTCAAAATATTTAAAGGTTAGCAACTATGAAACCTACTCTATTTACGCCTGAAACATGGGCGGAGTTTACCCAACAACTCAAAAATTCTTGGGAAAATGATAACGCTGGTACAGATTCACCTATTTTCGTTGTTCAATCAAAAAATATTGTGTGGGGTTTAGACCCTGCAAGCGATTCAGTTGAAATTACGAATATTGTAGATGTAGATCAGGAATCAAAATATAAATCAGTTGAAGAGTTTTTTGATTCACTAAAAGCTGCAGAAAAACATGATTTAAATGGATTGGCTATTGATGAAGAAGATGAACTTTTCCTCGATGTAAAAGCTTCTACTCAAATAAACATTTTATCTGATTGGAATGAACGCAATATTCATATCTGCCATGGTAAATATTTTTGGGAAGATGTTAATTGCCATCTAACTCGTTCAGCTGCAGATGCATTTATTAAACGTAAATCGCATGATTTCGGTGAGTTGCGGGTATTTGTTAAGTCACTTTATTGGTGTGAGGAGTTTAAGAATTTACTTAACGCTATTATTAGCGGTGAAGTAGGTTTGACAAGTATAGATGACGACAACATCCTAAACGTTTTGGGACCAATTGAACCCAAAGCAGATAAAGAAATTAACTCAACTCAAGCAAAAAAATCTGCGAAGAAGGCCAATAACAAAGAGGAAAATTGGACTCGTTATCATAATGACAAACCTGTTGAGTCTCCGTTAGCTGGCCTTATTGAAAAGCTAAAGAAAACTAAAACTGCAGATGCAGCTAATAGTCTCATTGAGGAAACGAAAGACTGGGCTTCTGAAGATCAAAAATCTTTTTTAACTGAGTTAAATAAACACTTAGTCATCATTGCTGGTCAATCGAAAGAAAATATTTCAATTTCTGAACGAGTCAAACGAGCTACAGACCTGACTACGTTGGATGCGATTGAAATTGATATTTCAGAAGCAGATGAACGTATTCAAGAACCCCTAATGGAGCTGGTTATAAAAAGAAGAAAAGAACTAGAAGTTGAAAATAACTTCTTATTGGAGTCACCACAATGATCCAAATATACAACAGCAAAACCAGAACTTTCACTGTGGTTGGTAAAAACAGAACTCATGTGTTCTCAAATGTTTCGCTTCATGAAACAGATGCCCTGCTCTACAAGGCAAAAGTTAAAGATTCCATTTGGAGATTTTAAATGATGAGAAACATCCCTGATTCTATGTCGTTTCCTTTCACTGTTTGGATGTGTGAAAACGGGTATTACCCATCTCATAAAAATGGATTCATTATTTTAAAGCGTGGCAAAGAAGTTGCAAAGATATCAATGAATGAAACAAAAGATGGTTATCCAATGAATGATATTTGCCAAAAGAAATTTGCCTCGTTCTGCAGAGCATGGATGAACAGAGATAAACACTTTATTGAGCAATTACGTTTGCGTGGATTAGCAAGATTAAATCAAAAAAGTTATCAGATGGTGGCCTAAATGTTTGAAGTTAAGACTGCAGTGCAATTTGATGACGATGATGTTTGGATTGGAAGTGTTCTTATCTCGAAATGTGGCGGTAATGACGAATGGACGGCATATCTCGACAATGATGTGGAAAAGGAATTTGAAACTTTAGAGCAAGCTGTCACTTATTGTTTGGAGCAAGCGAATGATTAATTTAGCGAACCAAAGAGAAGCTTTAATTGCAGAAGTAGAAGTTTTTAAAAAAGACAGTATGGAGCTATGGTTTGTTCCTGATCTCGCAGCTTCTTATACAAATCGGGACTTTTTTTCTTATTCCATAATAGAAGATAACCAAGTCTTTTTTATGATCGAACAAACTCGACAACTGTGGGAATTCTGGAATAAAGCCAAGGATCATAATTTGCCTAAAGGTTCAGTTCTAATTGTTGAAGACCAAATTAAAACTATGTGGCAAGACAATGAAGAGCCTGAAAATTGCGTAAATAAAGAAAAAGACTTTAATTGTTTGGGTGATTGTTTAGACATTGAAGATATCATTTCAATCACAAAGCAACGCTATGCATATATCTCAGCCGAAAAGGTCTACGGTACTTGGGTAGCTAAATTTGAGGCTGGTGAACTGAAAAAAGATTATTTCTTCGTTGGTAGTCAAAAAGAATGTGAAGAAATTGTCGAAAGTAATAAAGCTCTTTATTCAAGCAGAATGGGAGCTAATTCATGATTTTTTATGACCGTGCTTTTTTTGAAGAAAATTTCAAAAAAACTGAAACTTTCAAGCAAGAAAGCAATATTCGAAAAAATGACATTCTTGTATTTAGTGAAACCATGAATGGCTATTTTAATATAGTGACAAATAAAGCTTGGTTACTTTGGAAAAAGGAAATGCAAGCTCATGCTGATTGGTATAAAAATGATGACCCAATTGCATATAAATGGGCCAAAGATGGAAGCCCTGAATATGAAGCTGACTTTTATACAAGTGCAAAAGCTTGGGCTGCAGCAAAAGCCCAAGCTGGGCCCACTTGGATCAGCGTAAAAGATGAAGAGCCACCTACAGACATAATGGTACTTATTTGTTGGGATGATGCGCCAGATGTTACTCCAGAACAAGACTATATAACTATTGATGAAGATCTAAATAGTGTATGGGCAAATTATTATAATGACCCACCTTCTCACTGGATGCATTTTCATAGTGTGCCAAACGTATCGGGAGCTGAACAATGAGCATAACACTTAGCGGTCATCAACTAAAAAGCCTTCTCGAATTTGTAAATCCAGATGGTGAGAAAGATTTAGATCAACTTGATACTGAACTAACAATTAAATTCTTTGAAGATGGCCACAGTGGAAAAGGCTATTACTTTTGGATGACCGAATATCCAGAAGAAGGTGCAATGAAGTTGGATATTGAATCGGGAGCTGAGGGATGAGTGAATTAGAAATACTTGAATCAGCACCCAAAGATGCTACCCATTATTTTCTTGTGCCTAATGGATCTGGTGAACCTTATTACGTTCTTGAAAAAGAAAAAAAGTTCTACTGGTTTCACGGTCAGGATGAAATAACTAAGCCACACATTTTAAGTTGGATTAAGTCAATTGAATCACTGAAAGAAGTTAAAGCGGAAAGTCAGGAGATTTAAATGTCTTGGTATTCTTTAAGACAATTAGCTAAAGAACTCGGAATGGCTCCAAATACTTTTAAAAAATATTATTTGGAGAAATTCCCGCCTGATCGAGAATCCAAAACTTATAAGGGTTGGACATCTCAATCAGTAGCAAAGATTAAAGTTGAGATTCAAGGCGCTAAATAAGCGCCTTTAATCTTCTATAGGATATTTATAGTCATCAAAATTTAATAAATCAGTGGTGTGCATTGCAGCACCGTTGGCACCACGAAATAAGTGACATGCATTGAAATTATGAATATTACAATAATTAAATAATTCAACGATTAATTCATATCCTAAAGTTATTTTTAATAACCTGTAACCACTTTCATAATACTTTAGAATATCTTTTAAGCATGGTCGAGTTCCAAATTTATTAAAGATTTTGATGTGATTTTTTGTGTAAGTTAAGACACCTTGTTGATGAGAAATATGCTGATTAAGGCCTTTAGGTGGATCTAGCACTTCGAGTACTTGATTCAATTCATTTGTAATACTTTCAGAATTTAATACCCAAATGCAAAATTTTGAATTTGGATCATAATTCATTTTGAGTGCATGAGAACAAGCGAAATAACTAGCTACAAACGGATTTTTGGTCCAATCCAGCAATCTAGTTTCAACTCCATAATGTTGTGCATATACAGCTAACTCAAAAAAATCATCATCAAACCAATCTAGCTGATCTCTTCCAAACGATTTCCTATATTTACTTAACTTATTTTTTTGTCTTCTTCTCAATTGATCATTATCTGATGGTAATTGAACACCAGCTAAATCACAGGAATCTTGGAATTTCAATAAAATTTCTGACTCATAATTTTGATCTACACTCCAATTTGTCTTAACCCACCCAATATTTTTTTTATTACGATAAAAGGTTGGTTTTAAATCCCAATCACTTTCTCCATGTCCCCGATAAATGATCGATTTGTCTAATGTACTATACCCTTTAAAATCTTTTATCTTAAAAAAAGGAAAATTAACAGCTGATGGGTTAAATTCCAATCTTAATTGAGTCATAAGATCTTTTACATGTAATTTATCTGGACGAATAAAAGTTATAAACTCCTCAAAATCATTAAACGTAATTTCAAAATGAGAATCATTATTTACTAATTGATCGTAGTATTTATTACCCATTTTGATTTACCCATTTATCAATTTTATACATTAGAAATTCGTTCAATTTAAAACCTACAAAAAATTGCTTTCATAATTACTTGCTATGATTAGATTCAAAATTTAAGGCGCTAATTAAGCGCCTTTTTTCATTAATTTTCTTATTTTATCTCCAACAAAAGCACTAGAAAGTAAGGGTTTAAATTGCTCTAATAAGGATTCAGCATCATGTGATATAAGCTTGTTGCCGTTAACATTCATTTCACATGGGAAGCCATCAGGACTTATCACTAATATTGTTATATCAAATCTTTGTGTTTTGTCATCTGTTGCAGAAACATAGAGAACACGCGACTCAGGCTCTTGAGATTCAATTTTTACATCTGTAATTGGAAGTGAAGTAAGACCCGTTAATAAACCTAACGTATTAAACCCTTTTTTTCTCCAACCAAATTCAACTTTATTATTTGTTGCTTTCTTAACTGCTTGGTCTACTTCAAATAATACATTATCAATTTCTTCAATACTTTTGTCTCTGGTTACAGAGGATTGCATACCCTCTTCAACTGCTAAACTTAAATCTAAATGCATTTTGTTTTCTCCAACTTTAGACAGATAGGCAAATGATCTGAAGGGTTACTAAATGAATCATTATGTAAAGAACTAATCATCTTATCATCAAAGACAAGAACTAGATTATCATCCAAATTCCATCCATCACGGAAAAAGTTTCCTGAAACTAAGATTTGATCATAAATGTGCCAGTGATGGAACTCATTTTTAGTACAGTGATGGGTACCTGAGGGTTGATCTTCCTTAATTTGTAAAAATTTCCAAAAAGGATTGTAAAACAGTGAAGAATTATTAGAGATAACTTTTTGATCCCTAGTACTTCTTAACCCCTCTAATATTGCCGAATCATAAGGTTCAACATTAAAATCCCCTAAAACAACAAACTTCGTTTTATTGAAAAATTTTTTTTCATCATTAGTATCTTTTTTAATAAATGATGCGACTGTTCTTCTTTTTTCCTTATTATCATTTAATTGAGATAACCAATGAGTAACATAAAATATAATTCTTTCTTCTAAGTGCCCACTTAGAAATTCATATTTTTGAAAGACTTTAAGCTTATTCTTTTCTTCACCATCGACTTCTACTTTTGATTGAACAAAATCAAAAGTATTTTTAAATATTACACATGTATCAAAATATAAGCCTCCATAATTTTTTCGATAAATATTGTAATCATAGCCCATCCCAATAAGTTGAATACTATTATCTATAAACTCCATATCCTCAGGTGAAACCTCACAAAGACATAAAAAATCAAAATCGAGTTTCAAGAGCCCTTGAATTACCCTAGAAACTTTTATTTTTTTATCAACTTTTGATTTATTCCATCTATTTCCTATAGGAGGAGATAAATTTATATTCCAAAAACCGACAAATAAACTTTGGTTCATGAGTTAGTACCAATCCAATTTTCTACTTCATTCGCATACCAAGTCATAAGCTCTACTCGCTCATCCCAATATTCGGCACGGTTATAAATTTTACTTGTCTTATCTGCTTTTGTTGTTTTGTTCACGTGGGCAATTTGATAATCGATAACCTCACCACGGAACAATTTACTTTCATTAGCATGAGTCGAAAACAATGAACGAAAACCATGAGTAACCATTTTATCTGTGTAGCCCATTCTTTTTATCATTGTGAGAACCGACTCAGATGTCATGTGCTCATAAGGTTTTCCACGTTTTTTAAATATGTACCCATCATCTGTTTTGACGCTTTCGAGTTCCTTAAACAAAGCATAGATTTGCGGTACCAGTGGGACCATTAATTCTTTTCTTTTTTTCATTCGCTCTGCAGGAATTATCCAGACTTTGTTTTCAAAATCTATCTCTCCAGTATCCCACCTAGCTTTTAACAATTCTGTTATTCGGGTTCCGGTATAACAAACTAAAAGCATGGCCATTTTTACTATTGAGCTAGAATGACTCGCTTTCATGCGTTTAAAGAATTCTGGCATTTCACTCACAGGTAAACAAGGATGGCTGTCAGATTCATATTCAGGTATTACATCCTCTACTAATGTACATGGATTACGATCTGTATAATCTGAGGCAATTGCAAAATCAAATACTTGCTTTCCAAGTCTTAATGCTCGGCTTGCTGTTTCTAAAGTACCCTTTGCAACAATTTCTTTAATTTTCTTCGAGATGTGCTTTCTTTCAACTTCATTAATTGGAAGATTTTTAAAATCCTCGGTTAGATATGCAAGTCGATATTCGACTGTGTCATAGTATTTTTTGCTGGTCCATTGTGATTTCATGATACTCAACCATTCCTCAACCACCTTATGGACTGGTGGAGAATTGGCGACCTTGCCCTGATATTCTAATTTTAATTGTCTTGCTAGTTGGCGTGCTTCTTTACATCCCATAATAGGATATTCACCCAACATCTTTTGATTTTGCTTTCCATTTTGGCGATAAGACAAAACCCATTTCTTTTTTCCATTAGGAAAAACGGAAATGTTTAATCCTTCCCCATCTGCTACTGAATATCTAGATTCTTTAGGTTTTAATGACTTTACTTGGGCATCCGATAGCAT